CGCAAGGCTTACAAGAATACTGCGAGAAGGAGATTATGATTACAATACAGGTGAAGTAAAACTTTGGAACCCATAAAGAAAACCCCAAGAGGAACCACACCCTTGAGGTTTTCTTATAACAAACCCTTATCACATGGAGTTTGTGTTGCAAATAACAAGGTAACCACTCCTTGCTATCTACAGACTAACATATAATATAGAAATAGCTCTTTAATTTTTGTGTCTTTACCAGTAATTACTGACGAACTTATACAAGCTTTAGATGCTGTGTTTCCTAACAGACATCCAGACCTATCGCTATCAGATCGTGAAGTGTGGTATCGTGCAGGGCAGAGGTCTGTTGTTGACTATTTAATCGAACAGCAACTTAGACAAAAAGAAACTATGTTAACTAATAGAGTATTGGAGAACTAGCTATGTGTTTTTTTGGTGGCAGCACTCAAAGACCTGCGGTAGAAAAATATAAAAGTAAAAATGACGCTGCTGTTGTGACAGGTATGCAAACAGGTGTGGAGAATCCAAAAGATACAAAGAAAGTTTCAGATGAATTAAAAATACAAAGAGAAAAAGAAGAAGATAGATATGTAGATCCAAATATTGCAACAGCAGAAAAATTAACAACCACAAAAAGACGGAGTATGACTATGGCTGAAAAGGAAGCAAGAACAGCTAGACAAAACAAAGCAAAATCTTTAGCTAATGCTAGAATGAAAAGTAAATTTAAATCTAGCCCAACAGGTCGTCAGACAGGAGTTGCTTAATTATGTGTTTTGGAAGACCATCGCCCCCACCTGCCCCTGCCCCCGAACCAGTTGATTCTCCCATAGAAGAAACTGCTGATGCAGTTGTTGTTGGCGATCAACAAAAAAAGAAAAAGAGTGAAGCTAAAGGGGCTATGGTTAGAAGGCTTGGAACTAGATCATTACAAATACCATTACTAGGTGGTATGGCACAGTATGGTGTAAATAACATAAAACGCGGTGGAGATTTAAACTACCCAACTTAATATGGAATACTTAGCACAAGGGACAACCGCAGCAGGTAGGTATGAAGCTCTTGTTAGTAGTAGATCTGTCTACGATAGAGAAGCAAAAGAATCTTCTAAATTAACAATACCTAGCCTGATACCAGAACAAACATCTGGTACAAGAGCAAGAATAAAAACACCTTTTCAAGCTACTGGTAGTCGTGGTGTTAATAGTTTATCTAATAAATTATTAATGACTTTATTACCACCAAGTACTGCTTTTTTTAAATTAGAAATAGATGATCTTGAAATAAAAAAACAAGGACAAGAAGCACTACAAAGTGAGATAGATAAAGGATTACGTACAATAGAAAATGCTTTGATGAATCAGATAGAAATATCTAATGATAGGGTTGCTATGTTTGAAGCTATCAAACATCTAGTCGTATCAGGTAATGTCTTGTTATATCTAACAGATGCAGGTTTAAAAGTATATCCACTATCTAAGTTTGTTTGTAAGCGTGATGAAGTAGGTAACGTATTAGAGATACTAACCAAAGAAACAATACACCCACAAGCTTTACCTGCTGCTTTCTTAGAACAGATCAAGAAGAAAGAAAACTATGACGCTCAGACAATGACAGATGATCTTGATATATATACACATATAAAAAGAATTAATGATGATGTCTTCTGGTTTCAAGAATGTAAAGGAGAAAAAATACCAAATACAGATGGTAGATCAAGAGTAGATGTAACACCTTGGCTACCTCTTAGATTTATTAGGGTTGATGGTGAAGACTATGGAAGAGGATATGTTGAAGAATACAGAGGAGATTTGATTAGTCTTGAGTCTTTGATGCAAGCCATAATTGAAGGGGCTGCTGCAAGTGCAAAGACTTTATTTCTAGTCAATCCTAATGGAGTTACAAGAGCAGCAACCATAAGCAAAGCACCAAATGGTGCGGTAAGAGAAGGTACAGCAGCAGATATTTCTGTAATGCAAGTAGGTAAAGCAGCCGACTTCTCTGTTGCAGAAAGAGTTATACAAAGAATTGAGATGAGACTTGAAGCTGCTTTCTTAATGGTCAGGTCGGTACAACGTGACGCAGAAAGAGTAACAGCAGCAGAGATAAATCTTATGGCACAAGAACTAGAGAATAGTCTTGGTGGTATCTATAGTATCTTGACCCAAGAGTTTCAACTACCTTATTTAAGAAGACGTATGCACCTCTTGGTAAGACAGGGTAAAGTTCCTAAGCTACCTGATGAACTGGTTAAACCCAAGATAGTAACAGGACTTCAAGGACTTGGTAGGGGTAATGACAGAAATAAACTAATTGAATTTATTAGTACTGTAGCTCAAGCTTTAGGACCAGATGTGATGAGGCAATACGTCAATGTAGATGAAGCAGTCAAAAGACTAGCTACCAGTATCGGTATAGATACTGCTAACCTAGTAAAAACACAAGATCAAATCCAAGCAGAACAAGAAGCTGCACAACAGCAACAACTTATTCAAAGTCTTGGACCTGCTGCTTTAGGTTCACCTTTAGTTGATCCTAAAAAACTAGCTGATGCAGCAGCACAACAACAACCAATGGAGGATCCTAATGCCCAACAAGAAGTCCAGTAGGAAAAGAGATGAAGATGGAAAGTTTGTCTCTGAAAAAGCTATCGTTAGCGAACTAGGTGTTAACGAAGAAAACCCTGTACCTGAGAAGTCTGGTGATGTCACTACTAGACATGGCAGTACAATTCACTATAGTTAAAAGAAAACCACTATGACTTCATCACAAGTAAATGTTTCAGAGACACCACCAATGTCTGCTTCAGACTTGGAAGGTTTAAAAGATGACAATGGTTTATATGCTGGCAAGTTTAAATCTGTAGAGGATCTTGCTAATAGCTATAAAGAACTTGAAGGTAAGCTTGGTGCTATAGATCAAACTAGAGAAGAACCAGAAGGTAATGCAGAAGAAGCAGAACAACAAGAAACAGAAACTAACGATTCTGAATTTAATGCAGAAGAATACTATGGAGAAGGTCTTGCTTCTGTATTAGAAGAAGTTGGTATTGATCCACAAGATATATCAAATCGTTTTCAAGAGAATGATGAAATTTCTGAAGATGATTACAGCAAGCTAAGTGAAGCTGGTTTTTCAAAACAAATTGTTGATACCTATTTAGATGGTCTACGCAATGCTGGTATGGCAGGTGAAGTAGATGCACAAGGTATTAAAGATTCAGTTGGTGGAGATGAAAGCTATGGTCAAATGGTTTCTTGGGCTATGGAAAATCTACCTGCTGAAGAAGTCCAAGCCTTTAATAAACTTACTGATACAGGAGATGGACCTGCTATTAAGCTGGCTGTTCAAGGTATCTATTCACAATACAATAATGCTATGGGAGTTGAACCAAGTCTTTACTCAGGTCGTGCTGCAACAAGTGGACCTACACCATTTAGATCTACAGCAGAAGTAGTTACTGCTATGTCTGATCCTCGTTGGGAGAAAGACGTATCTTATACAGAAAATGTAAAAGCACGTTTAGCTGGTTCTAACGTATTTGGTAATTAAGGTTAGTTATGAAAAAAGGTCTTTACTACAACATCAACCAAAGAAAAAAGAAAGGCATTAGTCGTTCTAAAAAGAAAAGTACGATTACTGATAAAGCTTATGCAAACATGAAAGCTGGCTTTCCTAAAAAGAAAAAAAGCAGAGACAGTTTAAAGATTGCATAATAATGCTATATTTTAAATAGCTTACATCTTTTATGTCTAAGGGCGTATCAATGACTAAGAAGGATAAAGACCCCACAGGTGGTCTTACTGCTTCTGGTCGTAGAAAATACAACCGAGCAACAGGTGGAAACTTGCAAGCTCCTGTTACTAAAAAGACAGGTCTAACCAAGACAGAGAAAGGCAGAAGAAAATCTTTTTGTGCAAGAATGTCGAAGGTAAAAGGACCATTGAAGAAAGATGGCAAGTTAACTCGCAAAGCTCTTGCACTACGCAAGTGGAATTGTGGGTCAGTATAAATTAACAAAGTAGA